TACAGTTTCAATGGTTTATACGGGCAGTACAACTTATTCACCAAGTACTCCAAGTATCATTATGTCTATAAATAAATTAGGTGAGATAACACCTTAGTATTAAACTATATAGTTTTATATTAAATATTTATAAATTATATATAATATAATTGATTATGCCAAAAAATCATTGGGGGTGGCCAAAATTCCTAAAAAATTAGACGATATGCAAAAAGCAATTAAGGCACAACTTAAAAAAGATAATCCTAAAATGGATGAAGCTGAACTTGATGCTAAAGCATGGGCAATTGCGAATTCTCAGTTTAAGAAGAAAGGTAAAGAAGATTTTAAATTATCAGAAGACGGAAAGATTATTGTAGCAGAAAATGTTAAACTCATTTTAACATCCTCAATATCTCCGGCAGGAATAATTGAAGAATGACAAGTAAACTTTTAATTGAAGGGATTGCCGTTGTTGAGGGAAGAAGTAGAAATAATGTTTTTTATAGTTCTAAAGAATTAAATTTATTCGCACCTACATTAAAAGGTAGACCGATGATTAAAGACCACAATGCTATTATTGATAATGTTGTTGGAAAGATTACTTCTACAGAAAGTATTGATGGTGGTAAAAAAGTTCGTTATAAGGGATGGATTAAAGATGACGGAAACGGACTTCTTGAAAAAATTAAAGATGGAAGAGTAAGCGAAGTAAGTATTGGAGCATCAGCTAAAAGATTATTGAAAGAAAAAGAAGATGACGACTTAGTTTATGCTGAAGGATTAGAAGCATTAGAATTAAGTTTGGTTCCAGTACCAGGAGTAATTGGTACATCTGTTGGAGTATCAACAGAAGAAGAATATAAGGAAGATAAAATAGTAGAAATGATTAAAGAATATGAAATAGAAGAAAGTGCTAAACAAGCAATCACAAATCACGCTCAAACTGAAATCAATGAAAAAGTTGAAAGTAAGATTGATAATCAAATTAAATATAAAATGGAGGATAATAAAAAAATGGAAAGCAACACAGAGAACAAGGTGACTGAAACAGTTATCGTTGAAAATGCTGAAGTTAAAATGCTTAAAGAAAAATTGGCTCTTGCTGAAAAAGCAAATGCTGATTTAATTGAAGCACAAAGACAGAATGCAATTGCAACTTACAAAAGTGTAGTTAAAGAAAAAAATCTTATTGAAAGCGATGTATCTAAATCATCTATGGAAACAATAATGGCTCTTACCGAAATGGCTAAATCAGTTAAAAAGGTAGAAGAAGTTAAAGTAGAAGAAAAGAAAGTTGAAGAAAAGAAAGAGATTGCTGTAACTAAAACACAGGAAGTAGCAGAAGCAAAAGTAGTAAGCGGATTTGACGGATATATAATTGAGCAGTCAGAACTTGGCGGTTGGTCTTTCTATAAGAATTAGACATGGCAGTAAATCCAAATGGTTTAGTAATGTTGAATGATTTTGGTAATCCAAGAGTATTTTCAGCAAAAGCTATTGAAACAATTTCAGGTGGATGGTTCGTAAGTGCTTCTGGTGCTGCTGATGCAGTATCATCAGGCGCTGATAGTTTCGCAACAGAAGATTTAGTAGTAGCACATTGTACTAACGGAAGTAATTTCGTAGGTATTGCGCTTAACACTATCGCTTCTGGTGGAAAAGTTGCTGTTGCTATTGACGGAATGTACATCGTTAGATGCGGTGAAAATTGCGTTGCTGGTCAACAGGTAACAATGATTGGAACAGATGCAGTTGCTCCGCAACTGATAATCGGCTCTAATACAGCTATCGGACGAGCATTGACTGAAGGAGCTTCAGGTAATTTCTGCGTTGCTCTAATGTATGCATAATTAAGATGACAATGAATTACATAAAAGAATTGTTAAGCACTGATATTGCAACACAAGGGCAACTTCTTATTGTTAGAAAGATACACGATACTCTTATTGAGGAAACTAAAAAAGCCTTAATTCCCAGAACTGAAGCAGCTTTCGTAATCGGACCTACTGGAATACCAGGAAGTTCATACGATATTGATTTAGAAACTGCGAACACTTTAAAAGTTAATAGTTTAGCTGAAGGAGCTGATATATCTATTGATAATCAGACTTATACAACTACAAATGTTAAACCTGTAAAGTACGGAGTAGGTATCAGAATAACAAGAGAAATGCTTGAAGACGCTAAGTGGAACCTTCTTGAGAGAAATATCAGAATTGCAGGAGTTAGATTAGCTGAAAATGAAAATAAGTTAGTTATAACTGCTCTTGACGGAGCTGCAAATACAGTTAGTGGTGGAGCTGCAATAACAATTGCAAATATCACTACAGCTATGCAGTATCTGGAAGATAGCGATTTCAACCCTTCAACTATGTTAGTAGGAAACGAAGTATTAAATGATTTAAGAAATATTGATACTTTTGTAGAAGCTGATAAAGTTGGAAATAGAGATATGCTCGCAACTGGTTTCTTAGGAAGATTATATGGTATGAATGTTGTTAGATTTAGTACAAATGCTGCACCATCATCAACATATGCAAAATATGCATACGTTCTTGATAAGGTACAAGCTTATTGTATTATTGAAAAAAGACCGGTCATGATTGAAAAATTTGACTTGCCTAATAACGATATGAGTGCCGCTGTTATTACTCAAAGAATAGCAGTCGCTCTACTTAGAAGTTCAGCAGTAGCAAAAATTACTACAAGTTAATTGTAGCAATAATTTTTTTTAATTATTTTTATTTTTAAAAATAAAGGCATTAGATATGCCGGAGTGAAGAGTTGAGGAGGCAACAAATCAATGACTTCATGCAAAATATCTTTTAATATTATCAAAGTAAATAATAAATAGGAGGTAAAATAAAAAATGCCAATATCAGATGGTCTCGGATTTGAAGAAGTAAATCAGAATGTAACTTTTACAGAAATAATTAGTGGAACTATGATTTATGCTTACTCAGGAGTATCAACTCCATTAATGTCAACTACAAGAATAAATCCAGTAACAAGTAGTGGTACTTTAGTTATGGGAACAACAATAAGTGGAACAAACGCTTATATCTCAACTAAAATAACATCTACTACATTTAGTGGAACAAATATTGTTGGAACAAATATTAGTGGAAATACATTAACAAATTCACAGGGAGCAGTTAGGTCTGTTAGACAAGGAGCATCATACGGTGCTTTTGTTCAAGCAGGTTCAGGTACTCTTGGTGGAGGAAGTTCATGGTTAAGTTTTCCAGTAGCATTCACAAGTACACCACAATTTGTTTTAGCAAATTGTAATCAACCGGTTACAGATATAGCACAAACAGTAATAGCATTTGCGGGAAGTAATAATCCTGGAAGTGCATATATTATTGGTTCAGCAGCTAATACCTTCAATTGGATAGCGGTAGGATTATAAAATGGGAGTAGCAACAACAGGTAGTTTAGTAAGAGGTATGAATAACGGTATGGAAGGAAGATATAACGAACTCGCTTCAATTGGGGTAGTTAATGTATATCAATATCCAAACAATATTCTTACAAATAACTTAGCAAGCGGAATAGCTTATGATGTTATAACAGGAAGCTTATACTTAAGTGTAACGCAGAATGGAAGCACTTGGACTTATTTAGGTTCAAAAGCTTAAAATTTAAATTTTTATTTTTATATTTTATATATAACGCCTTGATAATTTCAAGGCAGGTTCTTTTTAGAAGAACGATAAGTAAATAACAAAGGAGGAAAAAATGGTTAGAGAAAATAGAATAAAAGATGAAGCATTCCCATTAGCAACAGTTTTGTTAAGTGGAACAAGTTTAGGTACTGGAAGTAATTTCAATACTGTATGGTTACCACATGTAATTAATGGAGAAATTCTAAAGATTGGATTATATAATGTATTATCTAATGGTAGTCTTACAATATTTGAGAGTGGAACTAATACAATAGTTTATCAAAATTTAGCACAACCGGTTAGTACAAATACAGAAGTATATCCAAGAGTTTTTAATTTAATGACAAATGGAACTACAGGCAGTCCATATATAGCAAGTAATTTAGTTACAAATAATATTCTTGGAATGAATGGAAGTGGATTTCATCAAGGTTCAGGCATCGGTCCAGTTGTAATTTATTACAGATAATCCATTCACTTAAAAAATGACAAGTGGATTATGGAACGTTGGAAGTGTAGCAAATCATGTTGGAAATTTCTTAGGATGGTCTACAATTAGTATTTCTGGAACTACATTAAATAATGTAATTGAACAAGAAATAAATTTTGCAGAACAATATACGACATCTTCAATAGATAGCAGTGCTATTCCAGAAAAATATCAACCTTGTATAATTGATTTAACTCTTTCTAAAATATTATTATCAAATGAAGCACAACAGGCTGGAGTTGATAGTGTATCTTTAGGTGAATTAACAGTTAGTCAAGGAGCAGGTGGTGGAGCTGAATTAGCAAAACAACTTAGGGAAGATGCTATAAGTAGACTTAAAGAATTACAAAGAAGTGTACGATATAAAAGAGTAATAGGAGCATAAGAATAAAATGACATTATATGGTAAGCAATTACTATTAGATGGCGTAAGTCAACTAATAGGAAATGGAATGAATACTACTGTTAAGTTTATAAATTATACGTTTGCTTCAGGTGATTATGATGATGTAAGTTCTAATATTAGTATAGCTGGAAGTCAAATAGTATCTGGATTAATTTTTCCAATAAGAGGACAAAAAGGAAGTCAAGAAGCTATGCTATTAGAAGAAGGAAAATTAAAGACTATGGATAAGGCAATTTATTTTGACAATTCTTTAGTATTAAATGGAAGTAGTTATTTAGCATATATAGGTTCAGATGTATTTAGCATAATTCCAGATGGTGTATTTAGATATGAATTAAACGGGAGTACTGTTTATCAAAAATTATTTCTAAGAAGAAGTACTACTGGTAGCTTATATATTTAATGTCTAAAAATATTTCTATTGAAGGTGTTGATAGTACTATTAAATTTCTTTCTAAAAAGAATAAAGATATTTCTCAAGCAGTAAAAGTCGGTCTTCAAGAAAGCGGAATATTATTAAAAGAAGAAATTGAAAATAGTATTGCTGGTAATAGAGCTGAACCTCGTTCAGTTGATACAGGAGAATTTTTAGCAAGTATAGAAAGTAATCCTGAAGGAGATGATACGGTTATAGTATCATCAGATGTTCCTCAGTCGGCTTTTATGGAATATGGAACAGTTTATATACCTGAAAGAAGACATTTTAGAAATTCATCTGATAGATTATCTGGAGAAATCAATCAAAAGATAAACGAAATTATTAAAGATGAAATAGAATAAACTATATAGTTATATCTAAAATATTTATAAATTAAATAATATATTTCTATTTTGATTAATCAAGCGAGATTAGTTAAATCCAAGCGAGGAACAAAATGGCAATAAACCCTGATAATTTTATACAAGATATAGTCTTATTTCTAAAAACATATTTAATGGCAAGTGTGAATGACCCATTATCAAGAGCTGGAGGAGTGGGATATGTAATGACATCTTTTCCTAAAAGAGAAGTTATTTATCCATTAATTACAATTAAGAATACTGGAATAACTACTTCTAAATTAGGTATAGGGTCATCAACAAATAGAGTAGATGTAAAAATTGAAGTTAGAGTATGGGCAAGAAATTCTAAAGAAGTTGATACTATAACTCAAGAAGTTATACACGATATGAGAGAAGCACAATATGCAGTATCAGGAACAGGAGCATCGGATATTTATGGATTTAAATTAGCAAGTTGTGTTCCTATAGTAGAAGTCACTGGAGATAATACAGTTCACAGCAAGGTGATGGAGTATAACTATCTGGCAATATTAACATGACAAGAAAATATAATGCAGGAGAAAAATTGAAAGAGAATTGGAAAGAAAGAAAAGGTAAGTCAAGTAATACAGGAAGAACACATTTTAAAAAAGGAAATATACCTTGGAATAAAGGAAAAGATATGATAAGACAAAAGATTATTGAAGATAAATTAGGATGTAAGTTTTTAAGGATAAATGATTATGATTAAAGTAAATATTAAACGGGAGGTAAAAAAATGAAAAACAAAAAATGATTTTTGTAACAGACCAAAATAAGGTAACCTTTCTTTATGAAAGCGGAACGTATGCAGTAGCAAGTGGGACATCAGGAAATTGGATTGGATTGATAACCTCACATGAAGCAGAAGAAGCGGAAAATGTTATAGAAGTTCGTTATACAGGAGCAGGCAATAGAAATTTCGGACAATTAATAAATGGACCAAAAGACTATACTGGAACTATAACTTTCTATCCTCAAGATTTCAAAATGTTTTATTTTGCAT